GCTTCAGCTCTTGTCACGCGTAATGTATTTACTGTGCCACCTAGCGTTCTATCGCCCTCAATCGCTGCTTTGATTGATGTTGCGCCTGATCCTGCTAGGTATCCATCCAACTTATTTTGCCCTGAACGTGCATCCATTCGTTGAACAATCACATAAATATCAACGTTTGCTAAGTCCACCCCGCGTGCATTGTCAATATCAAATGTGAAATCTAATTGACCTACTACCGCACCTGGCGGTGTTACCTGGTCGGGGATTACATCCCACACACGCAAGCCCGAAATGGTCGCTAGGCGAGTTTTAAGCCCATCTCTAACATTGCTCACATTCATTAGTAGGCAACACCTTTTCTACGGCGAAATGGGCGGCAGAGAACTTCAACATCGGCATCAAGGCGAGCAGATAAGCGAACCACGCCCAAATCAGGCGCACCTGCGATACCGAACGGAGATTGACGGCGTGCAAAGAGCCGTGAGGCTTGGATGAGCGTTGCCATCGAGATTTCCGAAGGCACTGCCGACCAACCCCAAATACCTTTGACTCGAACTGACTGAGGCAGTGGATAAGGATAGATATACGATCCTGTGGCAAGGATGCGGGTATAAGGCCAACCCTTGCGTGGGGCATTGACCGGCTCTACTAGATAGTCGGATGTGGCGAAAACTGTTGAGTAGGTTTGGTCAAAGGCGGCATCAATAGCAACCTCGGTGATTGAGTAAATATCATCAATCATCAAAACTGTAATGTCTTGAGGTGTGTAATAGCGTGACACAGGTACCTGAGCAGTGCCATCCCTGTAAAAGAAGCGCTCGGTGTAGTCATCAATCATACGGCTTGCAGCAGTGATGGCTGCTTCAAGAGCTGTATCATCAACACTATCTTCAATGCCTAGTGCTGCCTTTAGTTCAGCAAGTGTGGTGTAGCAATTAGTTAGAGCCACGCTTTAACCTCATCTCTGCCTTGGGCAGTATCGCCTTCTCAAGTTGCGGTAGCGCCGTAGCCGTTTCCTTTGGCTTAGGCTTTCTGCGCAAAATCTTCTTTATTATTTCCAATGTTCTTGGTGTCTTTCATCAATCCAGTATGACTTTTGATGCGGTAGAACTGCACCCGTATTAACGTGAATTGGAAAACCTAGTGAGCGAATTCTACGCGAAAAGAGTAAATCTTCCCCAATCCATTCGCCATTGATAGGCCCATCAAAGAACCAACACCAATCTGTGCCTTGGTGCGGATCAGCATTATCACGCATTGCTTCAAGCACGCTTCGGTGAACTAGCAAGCAGCCTGTTCCTGCGGCATCAATCTCAAAGACTGAGTTTTTGTCATACTTGTATAACGGCAGGAATCCTTCGGGTGCATCTTGAAAGATTGCCGGTACAGGCTTCGGATATAAAGCCCCTTCGACTCCAAACCCTGCGAAAACTAGACCCGCAACAACTGGGCGGTCTTTATCGTGTGCGGTTTCAATTAACTTATCAAAAGCATCTAGCGTTAATTGTTCATCGCTATCAAGAAGAAGAAGCCAATCAGACTTCGTTTCTAAAAATTGTTTTACTACTCGGTTGCGTTGCTTTGAAAGCAAGCCTGAACCCCTTACGCGAACGCACCGCCCAAGGCGTGATGACCTTGACTTGACTA